CAATGGACCCTCAGTATTTAGAAAAGCTACAAGAAATTACTGCTAATCTAGATGCACAGCTTGAGGAAACCATTAATAAAATGACTCCAGTGGAGGTAGAAACTTACATGGCTAAAGGGTTTAAACTTCCTGAAGAGAAGCTTACAGATGAGCTATTACAATACCATATTCGTACAGATAGAATTAAATTAGTTTTTGATAAAGGCTGGAAAGATGTAATTATTACAGGAGAAGAAGTATATTGGACAGGAGAGTTAAATGGTAGACCTACTATCAGAGCTTGTAATCCTTTGTATTTCAACTATGCTAAGTCAAAAGATGTTGACTTCTTGGATGAAGCAGACTGGTGTACTTACGATGAGTATCTATCTATTTACGAGATATATCAAAAATTTGGTAATATAATTACCGAAGAAGAAAGAGAAGTTTTTGACAAATATGAGTCTACATTAAACTCTCCTTCAGATTCTAAGGTGTGGGAAATTATTCCTAACGCTATTATGAATCCTACAGATTCCGAAGCTACTCCTAGCTGGGTAGACCCTTGGGAAGATAATTACAGTGATAATTTTAAAATTAGAAGACTTAGAGTAACGCATGTTGTTTGGAAGTCTTTGAAAAAAATTAAATATATCTTTAGGTTAAATGAAAATGGCACCCTAGAAAAAACTATTGCGGATGAAACTTATGTTTTTAACAAAGAAACAGACGTTAAGCAAGAAATTTTATGGATACCTGAATTTTGGCATGGATATAAAATATTCACCAATCCAAAGATTTATATAAAAGTTGAACCTATTCCTAATCAATATAGAGACGTTGACAACCCTTTTCAAATTAGAGGTCCTTATACAGGCTCTGTTTATTCGGCAAGAAACTCCGCCCCTATAGCAATTGCTGACTTAGGGAAACCTTGGCAGTTCTTGTACAATGTAGTTATCAATCAAATTATTGAATTGATGAAGACAGATATAGGTAATGTATTGCTAGGGTTACAAGAACAAATTCCAAAGGAAATGACTCCTACACAGTGGATGACTTATATTAAGAAATTCAAGGTGGCTTTAATTAGTGCTTCTAAAGAAGGAGATTTAAGAAATATGGGAGTAGATCCTAACTATTGGAAATCTATCAACCTATCTCACGCACAAGAAATAAATCAAAAAATACAACTATTAGAGTATATTGAGAAAAAAATGGCACAGTCTATGAGCTATAACCCTGGTAGACTAGGACAGCAATCTCCTTATGAGTCTATAGGCAATAACCAACAAAGTATTATACAATCCTCTAATCAAACGGAGAAATGGTTCTACATGCATAATTATGTAAAAGAAAGAACCGTTGAGAACTATATTGAAATATGCAAAGTAATCTATAAGGAAAACCCATTAAAGGCTTCTTATATTCTTTCAGATTTAAGTATAGCTACATTGAATACAGAGGTGGCAGATTTCGCAAATTATAACTATAAAGTATTCATTACAAATACATTAAGAGATACAGAGATTATTAGTCAATTGAAAAACTTAATTCAACCTATTATCCAAAATAGTGGAGGAGATTTAAGAGTGGCTACAGAAATTCTCACTACAGAAAATGCTACAGAAGTTAAAAACATCATTGCTAGAATTCAGGAGCAAAAAGAAGCTAAAGAAGAGCAAATGCAAAAATCTCAACAAGAGCAACAAATGCAAATGCAACAAATGCAGATTCAAGCTAAACAAGAAGAAATGAAAATGCAGAAACAAATAGCTGATGATAGAAACGCTGTAACATTAAAGTCTGCTGAATTGAATGCTCAAAGATTACAAAGAGCAAACGATATTGACCAAGATGGAACAAACGACTTGATTCAATTGCAGATGGAAAAAAATGAAAATGAGTCAAGCGTAGAGCTTAATGATGCTAAAATAGCACAGATACAACTTCAGAATAAAAAAATTGAAACTGAAATTCAACTAATGAAAAAAAAGGGTAAAAAGGAGTAAACCCTTATAAACACTGGGCTCATTAATGAATTTTTTTATTCTAAGAAAAAAATAATTTATAAAAAAATAATTTTTTTTCAATTTTGCAGTACAAAACAATTATTTCACACACACATAAACAAACAAACATGCAAGAGAACAATTTAGATTTTGAAATTATAGAATTCAATGAAGATCTTTTAAACGATAATAATTTATCAGATAAAATAGAATCTATAAACGAAACGGAACAAACAGAGGAGGAAGAAGAAGAGGAGGATAATGATTCTTCTTTAGTTAATGCTGATTTAGTAGATGAAGACAATATTGATGACCTTGACCTTAATGACGAAGAAAAGGAAGCAATATTAAATAAGAAGAAAGAAAGCTCCTCTTCTCAAAAAGAAGAAGAAGAAGAGTCTTCAGAAGATGAGGAAGAAAATTCAGAAGTAGATCCTTTAAAAATATTTGCTTCAGAATTACAGGAAAAAAACCTTTTAAATCTTCCAGAAGATTGGGATGGATCAGAAGAAGCTTTATTTGAAGCTTATGAAGCCACTTTAGATGAAAGGGCTTTAAATTTAATAAAGAGTTCTTATAAAATAAATGACCCTAGAGTAGACGGTGTTCTTAATTTTTTAAAGAATGGGGGAAATATTGATGATTATGTCAATTTACACGCAGAAACAAATTGGGTGGATGTAGACATTGAAGATGAAGATAATGCTACAGCTCTTGTAAAAACATATTTAACTTCGGTTAAAAATTTAGAAGAAGAAGAGGCGGAATCGTTATTGGATGGGTATAAAGAAAAAGGAAAGCTATTTAGTCAAGCTAGTAAAATTCAAGCTGATTTAAAAGTTTTCAGAGAAAAACAAGAAGACGATCTTATAAAATCTCAACAAGAATATGCTCGTATACAAAGAGAAGAGTACATTAAGAGTGTAAATAAAATAAGAGAAACTATTCAAAGCGGCAAAAGTAATAATGTAGTTATTGCTAAAAACCAAAAAAGTAATTTTGAAGATTTTATTTTTTCACCTCAAGAGATAAGAAACGATAGAGGAGAAGTTGTAGGAAGAGCTACAGGATTCAAACAAAAATTAAATGAGTATCTTTCTGATCCTGAAAAAATGGTGGCATTAGCTTACAAAATATTTGAAGGATTGTCAGATAAGTCAGATAAAGTTGAAGTGGCAAGTAAAGAAAAAAGTAAGTTGGCAGAAAGTTTGAGAAGAGCTTCTGGAAAAACAAAGCCAAACACAATTAAATTAGAATTCATAAATTAAATATAAAAAATTAAATTAAATTAACATGAAATTATCACAAAGTAAATTCGGTATTATAAAGGCCCCTACGATTACAGGCGATCGTAACTGGGGTATGAACTATACCAACTTAAACAATCTATATGCTGCAGGTTTGATTAAAACAGACGTAGACGCATTAGGTGGTATGGGTCAATTAGCCTCTATGAAAACATTGTTTGACGGTACTGCACCACTATTGGAACTTGCCCAAGGTTCTGACACTATCACTGTTGAAGGTGACAAAGTAGAATGGGAATTCATGGTTTCAGGATACAGACCAGCTCTTATCGTTGAAGACGTTGAAGCAGGAAACCTTACAAAAGGTATTGCTCAAAGAGAGTTTAAAATTAAACTTGACATTGGAACATTTGTAGAAGGTGATACACTAGTATTCACTGACAGCAAAAAATTCAACATGCGTGTAAGTAAAGCTCCTGTTAAAGAAGGATCTTTTACAGTTTACACAGTTAAATTGATGACTGACAGCCCAAGCTTGTTTGTTGACAATAGTTTGTTCACTCCAGGAACAAGAGTGATGAAAATGCACTCCACTTATTCTGAGGCATCTGTAAAAGGTGGTTCAATGAGTGTTGATGCTATCGGTAAAATTAAATTCCGTTCTGGATTGACAAGATTTAGAAAACAATATGCAATGACAGGAGATGCTGCTCAAAGAAAATTGAACGGTAACTTGTCTGAGGCAGATTTGTTAATCTTAGCAGGAAGAAAAGCAGGTGAGAGCCAACAAGCTTTCCAAACAAGAATTGCTAACGCATTGAGCAAGAAAAATACAGGTAACATGTATATCACTTCCGTTGCTGAGGTTAAATTCAACAAAGAATTTGAAATGGAAAAAGAACTTCACTTGATGTATCAAAGAAGTACTTCTACAGTTATTGACGAGTCTACAGGATACTTTGTAAACCAAGGTCCAGGTCTTCAAGAGATTTTGGAAGATGGATATAGAGAATTCTATAACACTTTCTCTATTGGTCTTATCAAAGACTTCCTACAAGATATATTCTTCGGTAGAGTTGCTTACGATCAAAGAAATGTTGTAATGTGGACAGGTGAAATAGGACTAAGATTATTTGATGAGGCTATCAACCAAATAACTCAAGGTTTCTTCAAAGATATGAAAGATTATTTCATCAAAACAGATGGTGCTTCATTGGTACCAGGTGGCCCAACAGGATTGTCTTACACTGAAACTCCATATACTCAATACAAATTGAAATTTGGTGGTTCATTGACAGTTATGCACATGAAAGCTTATGATGATGTAACTTTCAACACTATCCTAGATGAGAATGGTTATCCAGCAGAGTCTTCAAGATTTACATTCGTTAACTACGGATTAGGTGATGGTTTTGGTAAAAACATTTCCTACTTGAAATCTAAGAGAGATGTAGCTTACGGTTACGAAGGTGGATTGTCAAGTCCTTACGGTAATAACCAAGGAGGATTGATGTCTCACTCAGGTGACTTCTGGACAGTACATAGAATGGAATACGCAGGTATCTTGGTAAAAGATGTTACAAAATGCGGTGAGTTGATTCCAGCAGCATTAAGAGGAAAATAAAACTTCAATAGGCTTTAGGGTATGAGCCATCTAATCATACCCTTTTTATAGCAGGAGGGAGGTATGGATCTCTCTGGTCTCATAAACCAGTTTAACCAGTTCGAGTCTGAGTCGTTGCTACTATTTTTTAATCACACAAACAACAAAACAATGAGTACATTATTAAACAAGAAGGTAAAAATTTACCCTAACATTAAAAAAAATAAGCATTGGCAAGTAAATATTGACCCTGCTTATAGACAAGCTTCTGAAAGCTATGCATTTTTGGCTAATGCTAACACCATTAGACCTCAATTTGATGAGAATGCTTACAGATACAATCTAGGTCCTATCAATGATAGATACACTGATGAACAAATAAATGAATTAGTAAGAAAACTTGCATTAAATGATGAGTATACTAATCAAAAAATAACTTCAGCAGATCCTTCTAATAGAAAAGACCCTTTCTTTACACATAGTAAGTGTAGAGCTAAATTAGGAAGAGATATTCAAACTCTTGACCTAAATAAACCGACAGAAGAATTGATTTATGCAATCATGTCGGCAGATTCAATGACAGTGGTGGGAGAGACTTCTCTATCTAAACACCCAGCCGCAGAGTGGATTATTGAAGATGAAATAGCAGATGCTACTGTGAGAGAGTCTAAGCGTGAAAAAACAAGTAAATTACACGAAAGATACAATAAACTCACCCTATCTCAAAAGAGAGACATGAGTACCGCTTTAGGTATTAAATTGACAGGAGATGAGAAAGAAGTGATTATAGAAGACTTGTTGTATTCTAAAATTACAGAAAACAGTAATAAAGAAACTTTGACAGCTATACAAGATTTATTTATCGAGCTATCAGATTCTAAAAATAAAGCAAAATTGGAAGTTACTATCAATGTTGAGAAAATGTACCAATATGCAGTGTTAAGAAAAGAAAATATAAAAGTATTTTTTAACGGAGAGCAACTTCAAACAGATACTATAAATATTATTGATTTCTTACAAAAACCAGAAAATTCTTCACTATATTTAAGCCTAGAAGAGGCTTTAAAAGCTAAGATGAAATAATGTTTTCAATAAAAGAAGCCCATTATAAATTTAAACAACATGCAAACAAGGTAGATGGGTTAAGAAACGCTAACTTTCTTATACCTCAGATAGACGAATACCTTTTTGAAGCTTACATAATTTATATTGAAAACATTTGTGAGCAATTAGAAATAAACCAAAAAAGAAGAGATGACATAAGGGAGCTAGAAATTAAAAATTTTCTACTCCCAGTCACTAAGATTAACGATGACTATTACACTGCAGATTTACCCGCAGATTACTATAGATATTTAGAGTCTTATTCTGTATGTTTTACAGATAAATGTCCAAAGAAAAGTATTAAGAATTTTTTCATACAAAAGGATGATATTTATATAAATGATCCAATGTTTAATTCTTCTTATGTTTTTGAAAGAGTTAACATGGATATGTCAGGCAATAAGTTATACTTATACTATGAAGGATTCGATATAGACAAAGTTTTTCTTTCTTATATTAGAAAACCTTTAAGACCAGGAAATCCACAAGACTTTTTAAATGGAGGGGGCACTTATAACTTACCTAATGGAACTCCTGCAGTTCAAAGAGATATAGAAATCAACTCAACTTTCCAAGCAAACAAAATTATAGATATTGCAGTATTAATAGCAATGAGAGATGTAGGCAATACTATAGATTTTGAGTCACAATTAAATAAAATTTTAAACATATCAAAAATTTAATAAACCTTAAATAAATTTCAAAATGAGATCAAGAATTCAAAAACAAATTTTCCTTCCAACTTCCGCAGTAGCAGGTAGTGCAACAGGATACGGTATTGTCACAACGGGTACTGCATTTTACGATGCTACCACTAAACAATACTTATTAAGACCAGGTCAAATCGGATTTTACAATGCCGAGACCAACACAGCAGTAGATTCTATTACTATCGTAGGAGTAAAATCTATTTTTATTGCAATTGGTGTAGATAAAAATGCATCTAAATTAACTTCTGACAGTGTAAGATTAGCTTCAGGTGAGACTATTACATCTTGTTCAATTGATGATGCAAGTGTAAAAGCTCCTCAAGAGGGTGAGTCTAACAAAGCTAAGTTTAACTTCTCTTGTACAGATTGTTCACAAAACTATTCTATTGGAATCAGAATTAACGATCCTACATTAAACTTTTTCTACCCAGAAAACAGATACCATGTAGAATTGATTTCTGTTCAATCAGAAGAGTGTCCTTCTTGCGATGGTGATTGTGATTATACACATGACTGTGCTGAAGTTGCTTTGAAATTAAAAGCAGAAATTGAAGGAAACGAGTTGTTGTCTAAGTATGTTCAAGAAGTAAAAACTTCTGCAGACCCTCTTTCTCCAATAACTCCAGCAGCAGGTTTCTCTTGTGCAATCGAAATTACTTTCAAAGTAAACACTGCAGAGTGTGTATGTTTCCCTCCTTCAGAGGCTATCATTGATAGATATACTATCGGTTCTATCCAAGTTATCTTAGGTTCAGCATGGGCTCCAAATTCTACAAGTGTTTCTGTAGACAATACAGGAATGCAATTGCCAGAAGGTCATGGTGCTAAGTTGCAGTGGGAAGAGTATCATGAAATGCCAGGTGGTACAGGTTTCGATGGTTTGAACAATGAAGTTGAAACTACAGGAGCTCCTTACTATGCTCAATTAAATGTATCAAGAACTAAAAACTTACTAGTAGATTGTAATGAAACATATTGCCAATATGTGTTAGGTTACCATACAGTTTCTCCAAATGAAAATGCAAATGGAATGTACTGGCACCCTAATTTTATCACAACTATCTTAGTACCAGAAGCTCATAGCACTACTCAATCAAAGGTTGAAGATGTATTAAATGCTTTTGTTACAACAGGACCTTGTGGTAAGACAATTGAACTTGAGTGTATAGGTGTACTATAAAATTAATATTATTAAGTAAAATTAATTAATATATTGTTTTGTGTGTGGAGTAGGTGGTAGAGGAAACTTTGCCGCCTATTTTTTTTATACATATAACATAAATTTTATAATATAAAAATTAATACTTATTTTTGTTTATTATTATTAAAAATAAATACATGAAAAACACTTTAATTCTTTCAGAGGCGATTTATAAAGGCAAAATAAAACAAGTCAATCAAGATTCCTTTGTAAATATGACAGATATTGTCAATGAGATTTTTGCTTGTTTTAACATTCCTTGTTGTGAAAACCAATCAGATTTTTTTATTAGAAAAGCCTACTTATTAAAAGGAAGAAAGAAGCCAGGGGCTAACTGGACTTCCCTTAATAAAATAGTAATGGATATTTATAATTGTGAATTTACAGAAACTTTCTGCCCTGGATTAAGAAGTGAACAGTGGTGGATTACCACTGATGTCATAAGACCTGCAAAAACTGTTGAAACTATTAGCTTTACAGGAGTAATTAAAAAAGTTTTTGCATGTTGCAATTTATTAACAAATATTGTTACTCAAAATTCAAATTGTTTAATAACTCAAAATGGAAATTATATTATAACTCAATAAATTAAAAAAATATGTCAATTGTAAAAATAACTCAACTTCCTAATGTATTAGGAAATCAAATAAATCCAGCAGTGGATATTTTACCTATTGTAAGAGTAGGTGCAGATTCTACAGATAAAATAACTGTAGAAGAATTAGGAACCCTTTTTGGAGGAGGACTAGAAGGAACTCAATATGTTTATGTAGCTGGTAATGGAACACCAACAGAAAATGGAGATGAATTAAAAGCAGCTTATGCAACAGCCCAAACAATGTCTCCTTCTGCAACAAACAGAATTTCTGTTATTGTAGGTCCAGGAAAATATTTTAATTCTTCACCAGCAATATTTCCATTAGCAGATGGTCAATTTGAATTTTCAACAGATTATATTGATGTAATATCCTTAACAGGAAATCCTGATGTATTTTTAAGTGGTATTTCTGTAGGAGGACTTTCTTACATTAAAGGAATGAATACTTCAGAAGCTTTAAGTTTAGGCGGAGTTCAAGCAGGATTTAATTTAATAAATAGTCTAGCAGGAGTAATTTCAGTAGGACAAAAAATAGAAAATTGTGTTGGAGGAAATTATTCATTTGGATGGGGTGGTAATGTAAATGGTACATTTATAAATTGCATTGGAGGTAGTGGGTCTTTTGCTTCTGTTATTACTTCTTCACCTCCAATGGGAATTACTGATTTAGGTACAGGTAATATAGGAGGAATATTTATAAATTGTGAGGCAGGCTCTAACTCATTTGGAAATTATACATTTATGACTGGAGCAAATAATTTAACAGGAACATTTACAAATTGTAAAGCAGGGTCTAGTTCTTTTGGAAATGACCAATTTATGGTAGGAGGTGTAAATTTATCAGGATTATTTACTAATTGCAGTGCAGGTTCAGGGTCTTTTGGAGGAGTCCAAAATAGTATATTATCTGGTACTTTTATAAATTGTAAAGGAGAAGTGCTTTCATTTGCTGGAGGTTTTGGTTTAACAACAGCAGGAGAATGTTCAGGAATATTTACAAATTGTACAGGTGGAGATAATTCATTTGGAATAACGGCTTCAGGAATATTTACAAATTGCACAGCAGGAATTAATTCATTTGGAAGTAACGGAACATCATCAGGAATATTTACTTCTTGTGTAGGAGGGGAATATTCATTTAGTGGAGATTTAATGGGAACATTATCAGGAAAATTATTTTATTGTCGTCTAACATTAGGTACATTTGCAACCGTATCAGGTAGTGGTAAAACTGTATATTGTGTAGATGGAAATGGAGACCCTAATAATCAAGGATTTACAGCTCAAAATAACTTGTAATAATAAAATTAAAAAATATGAAAAATTATCAATCAACAATAGAAGAAACTTGGGTAGAATTATTACCTGTAGAGTTAACAGAAACTCAAATAGAGTTAATACAATCTACTAAAGAAACAGATGCAGAAGCTAAATCTGAATTAATAGCAGAGATTAAAGAATCAAGAGAAGGAGCAGTATCTTCTGAATTGACTGAAAAGTTAAATACAGTTTATACTTCTTTAAAACCTGAATTAAAAGAAGAAGATGTTTATCAATTAATTTCTGCTGATTTTTCTGAGAAATCTGAAAATGTATTTACAGGAATTATTAACTTTAGGCTTAATCAAGAACACAAACAAATAAGATTTTAAAAATAAATAAAAATAAATATACATGAAAAGAATTAATATTATTTCAGAGACAATTTACAAAGGGAAACATAAACTTGTTAACCAAGGTGCCTTTATTAATATGTCAAAATTAATTTCAGACATATTTGCTTGTTTTAATATCCCTTGCTGTGACCAACAAGCAGATTATTTTATAAGAAAATCTGCTTTAATTTATAGTAGAAAAAAACCAGGGGCTAATTGGCAATCTCTAAACAAATTAGTTTTAGATGTTTATAATTGTTGCAAAAATACTACATTATGTTCTAATAACCAAAGCCAATGGTGGATAACCTCAGATGTTATTAGACCTAGAAAAACAGTTGAAACAATTAATTTTACTAATATTATAGATAAAGTATTAAACTGTTGTGGTTTAACTGAATGCGGGTGTCCTGATTCTTTTAATTTTGATATAACAGCCGATTGGTCTTTGGTAGGAACAGTACCTGTAACTAACCAAGCTAGTTTTGAAGATTGGTTAACTAATGATTTAGGGGCTACGTCTGTAGTAATAAGTTCTTTTGATTTAACTGGAAATAGATTACAAGCTACTATAACAGTAACTGGAGTAGTAAGTCTTAGTTTACCTAGTAAAAATGTTACTTTAGTAAATAAGATTGGAGGATTTGACAGTAGTTTATCTACAATTGTTTTAGCGGGTAATAATCTCACAAGTTTTAATCCTAATATTCCCTTACCAAGTAGTTTAGTTTTATTATATTTATTTAACAACCAAATAGTAACATTTAACCCAACTATTGCTTTACCTAGTGGATTAGAAGAGTTACATTTAACTTCTAATCAAATAGTAGATTTTAATCCATCAATTGCCTTACCAACAAGTTTGACCCTATTAGCTTTAGGAGATAATCAAATAATTACTTTTAATCCTACTTTATCTTTATCTAGTAGTCTAAATAGATTATTCCTAAACGGTAATCAAATAGTAATATTTAATCCATCCAATGAATTACCTATTTCTTTAACTGAACTAGATTTAAGTAGCAATCAAATGACAACTGCGGGATATACATCTAGTGAACCTTGGGCAAATGCTCAAAATATTTTTACTAGTAATAATACTGTAAATTTTGCAAGTAATCCTAATCAAATTACATTAACTAATTTAGAAACTATTTTACTTACAAAAAATTGTACAATAATTCCTTAAAATATAATTAAACTTTAATTTATAAACTCAAAATTAATTCTCATATTTGCAATAAATCTTACAAAAAATAATTTATGCCAGAATTTGCAAATGAAAGAGAAAAAAATATAAAATTCCAAATTACTCTAAATGATGAACAAAAAAACGCAAAATCAATTATACTTCAAAATAGTATAACTTATATTGCAGGGAAGGCAGGTTCAGGAAAAACTCTAGTTTCTTGTCAAGTAGCTTTAGATTTGTTTTTTAAAAAGCAAGTAAAGCACATTATAATAACAAGACCTGCTGTAGAAGCAGGAGAAAAACTAGGCTTTTTGCCAGGAGGGATGGAAGAAAAACTTGACCCTTATGTACAAGCTATCTATCAAAATTTTTATTCTTTATATAAGAAAGACAAAATAGATAGTATGATAAAGGAAGGGTCTATACAAATAAAACCTTTTGCCTATATGAGAGGTAGTACATTTTGTGAAGCTGTAATTATAGTGGATGAAGTACAAAATACTACTGAAAGTCAGGTAAAAATGGTTTTGGAAAGATTGGGTAAAGGAAGTAAGATGATGCTATGTGGAGATATTAACCAAATAGATTTAGGTAGAGGAATTACTTCAGGAATAAAATTTTTAGATTTTTTACAAGAAAAGGAATTAAAGAATTACACTAAAATAGTTTTAAAAACTAACCATAGAGACCCAATTGTAGAGGAAATATTAAACTTATACGAAAGCTTTAAAGCACAATAAAATGAATTTAAATTTAGAATTTAGTCAACATAGTTGCAAATATATTTATGTTAATAATACTTCTGAGTATGATTTAACATTAGGTGCAGTTAAAACAACTTATATTAAAGTATTAAATCCAGGTCAAACTGAAACTATACAACTATCAATTCCTTTTGAAGGACAACTTACTTTAAATGCTAAAAATTTAGGCCAACAAACTGATTTAAACGCACTTTTACAGGATATATTAGAAGGTTATTATACTATTGAGTTAGTGGTAACACAACAACTAAATAATAGTAGTCCTATAGTAACTAGTAGCGAAACTTTTTGTTATTATAATACTTGTCAATTAGATTGTACTATTGATAAGAAAACCTTGGAATTTTTACAAAACAAATGTTGTAATGAACAAGATTGTACAGGTAAATTAAGACAAGAAACTAAAGATATTGAAACTTTAAAGTTATATAGAGAAGGATTAAAATCTTCTGCAAGTCTATGTAAAAAAGAAACTGCTACTGAAATACACGAATGTCTTCAGTATAAATTAGGAGTATTAAATATTGATTGTGGTTGTAAATAACTAAAAATATGACTTTAAATACTTATAAAGATTTATTGTGTAAATTAGATGCTGAAATTTCAAAGTTAGTACAATCTTTTTGTAGATCAGAAACTTATGGATATAAGACTTGTAAGGATAAGTTGCAAAAATTAATCTATACTAAACAACTCTTAGAAAACAATTTTATTAGAGTAAGATTAGATAAAAACTTTTATTGTTTAGAAGAGACTGAAGATTATACAATTACAAAAACTTTAACTAGAATAATAGGAACTAAAGCTGAGATATTTGTAAAGAAAGTGAAAAAAATAATTAAAACTGATAAAAGTTTTGTGTGGGAT